GAATATGGTTCCCAAACTTAGGATCCAGGTACTTCCCGAGCTCGTCGCGAGCTCTCCGGTCATACTCGAGGATTGTGTTGATCCTCACACGAGTAGACAAGATCCCCGCACTGCTGCAGGGCTTGGGAAGTTTCAACCTGGTAACTCTAATCTCTTGTGCTTTTGCTCTTCTGAAAAGTCCACCATCCGTCAGGTACTCCAAGTTTGCCCCTACCGCTACGTAGGTGGCAACTTGACGATTGGTGATGAAAGCGTCTCCGGGCTGGGGCTCGTCAATGACGGACTTAGCTATCCATCCCCGCCCGAGATCCACTTTCTTTCGCAAACTCCTCCGGTCGAGAGGAATTGCGGACATTTGAAGAGTAGAAATGTACTTCGTTGGGTCATGTGCACCTTGGTGCTCATCATTCTCACACAGGTAGAGCTCCCAGAGGCGCCTCCGCACGAGCGGAGAAACCACGAGGCGTCCCTTACAGGGATGGCCGAGACCACCCAAGCAGGCTGGGAGCTCTGCGGGCCTGTCCTTCCTTGCCGCTACCCTACGCTGCCTAGCGTAGATAGTCCGCGCAACGCGCGCGAGGCGGTTGAAGGAAGAGGAATCCACAGAATGTTGAGACATGACCCCATTACCTTCCCGAACAAACTCCTTCAAGGACGGAGGTCTAAAAGACCTGATCGACTTACCATTGCTGGACAGCAATGCATAGGCTTCGCAGAACACGAAGCCTATCCGCGATCGGAAAGACTTTCCTGGATGGAGTTCGCTTCCCACGCTAGCAGCACGCCTAGCGTAGAAGGAGATATTCTCCGGATGAGTAACGGCAGAAAGATCATCGCCACATATGATCCTTCTGTGTCCAAGTTGCTCACTCATCCACGCGTTGATGAGGCTCAAGATCGTAAAGCTACACGGAGTTCCCATAAGGGAACCCCTAACCTTGGGCACCTCCACAAACCCATCAACGCAGGAGAATTTCTTTTCGCACACTTCACGTTCGCATTGCGACAGCCGCGAAAGTTGGTAACGGACGTAATGTGGTTCTCTGCCGATACCGAGGGATTCCCTCAGTTCCGAAACCAGAAAGCCTGGGAGGCCAGCTTTCTGAATTCCGTCGACGACAGCAGAGATCGCATCATGTCCGAACCCATCAGTCGCGCGAGACAGATCCGCCGAAAGGAAGATCTGCCTACCGCCAATGCCCCCGGACAGTCTGTCCAAGATTTCGTCTTCCGTATGCGGCGCATACGGAAGACACTCCGGAAATCTGGACAGCACTGCGGGCCAAAGGATCTGTCTAACGAGATCGCCTCTGGCGAACGTGTGTGCAGGTGGGATAGTAATGATACGTGCCTTCATCCCCAATTCTGCGATGCACGAGGCATGATGTACTACCCTGGAGCCAACGGAGTCTCTGAGAACCTTTGCGGTTGCGTACCGCAAAGAGAGCTCCGCTTCCCTGACATTGGGCTCCAGGTGTACATTATGCCGAGTACGTCGCTTGGGTGCGCGCTCGAGGACACGGGCGAGAGCAGAGACTTCAACAGGTTCTACCGGATTCCCACGAAGGAATCCCAAGAAGGAGTCAAGAGACGCGTTCTCAGCGTCCTTCTTCTTGTCAACAAGAACCTTGTTGAAGCCACCGCCGCC